ACCAGTGTTTTATCAACTTGGTGGTCTTCAAATGTATGATCTTCGTTGTGAGTTGTTTGAGTATAGTAATGAAGATTTGAATACAGGTGTTCCGCAGATTGATAATCTTGAAGAAAAATACTCAACAAGTGTTGAAGCGAGTGCAAACGGTGAGATTATTCTGGATGCAAACACTGGAAGACCGATCAACATTTCTAACACTTATTTTGACAATGATCAGTTCGCAGATAATGACACATTTCAGTCAGAAGGTGATACGATTATTGATTGGAGTGAAATTGATCCATTCAGTGAGGAAGAATACTAATGTTTGGTAAAACTTTTTATCACGGAACATTGCGTAAGTATGTGACCTTATTTGGCACACTCTTTAACGACATTTGGGTCAATCGTGAAGACAGTGACGGTAGTGTAGTCAATTCACAGAAGATTCCGTTGTCATACAGTCCTCGTGAAAAGATGTTGGCGCGTATTGAAGGCATTGATGAAGACTATGATCCGTTGAAACAACCTTTTGCAATTGTTTTGCCTCGTATGGGTTTTGAGATCACTGGATTTGAGTATGATTCGAGTCGTAAATTGACGTCAATTAATAAATTTGTTACTCAGACTACTGACAATAACAAAAACGTTCAAAAATATCAATACAATCCTGTACCATACAATATTACTTTTGATCTTTCAATCTTTGTAAAGAACACTTCTGATGGTACAATGATTCTTGAACAAATACTTCCGTATTTTACTCCTGAGTGGACTACGACTGTTCAATTAATATCTGATCCTAATATCACACTTGATGTTCCATTAATTTTAAACAGCGTATCACAAGACGATGTTTATGAAGGATCGTTTGAAGAAAGACGTTCATTGATTTGGACATTATCTTTTACAATGAAAAGTTACTTCTTTGGACCAACAAAGCGTCAAGGAGTAATTACACTTGCAAATACTACTGCTTATGATGTAAATTCCTTTGATGACATCGATGATGCTATTGGTGTCGCAACTGGCAATGAAAGAGTCGTTGTTACACCAGGTTTGGACGCTAATGGCAATCCAACAACTGATGCGAATTCTTCAATTGATCGAAGCGAAATATCATCTGAAGATAATTACGATTTCATTACAAAAACTGAAGAGTTATGAGCAAGGATAAAATGAGTGAAATTTTAAATTTGGAACCAATTGATGATGTTTCAAACAGTGGAAATCTACCTATTCAATATCACGAAAACAAGCAAATATCTGATAATGAACAAGTTGATGCTGACTTAAAGTACGTTCGTGAAAATCTTTACGATTTAATTTCAAGTGGATCTACTGCAATTGATCAAATGATGGCAATTGCTGATCAGTCACAGCACCCGCGCGCGTATGAAGTATTGTCTAATATGATTCGTCAAATGGTTGAGACGAACAAAGACTTATTGGATATGCACGAGAAGAAAAAGAAAATCAGTGACAAGAAAGAAGAACAATCATCAACGGTCAATAACAATCTCTTCGTTGGATCGACAAAGGACGTACTTGAGCTAATACAAAAGTCAAATGAAAATGAAGATTGATGACATAATTGATTATAAAACTTATCTAGGAAATAGTAACTTAAAACGCTCGGGTGTCGATATTGATTGGACACCAGAAATGATTCAAGAATACGCAAAGTGTGCTAAAGATCCAATTCACTTTGCTGAAAATTATATTAAAATCGTGCATGTTGATCACGGTCTGATTCCAATCTCAATGTATGATTATCAAAAAGAAATTGTTGATAAAGTTTTTAATAATCGCCGTACGTGCGTAGTCACATCACGGCAAGCTGGTAAGACAACCACTGCAGTTTGTGTGATTCTTCATTTTGTTTTATTTAATCCTCATAAACTTGTAGCACTTCTTGCCAATAAAGGAGATAGTGCTCGAGAGATTCTTGACCGCATTCAAACAGCGTATGAACACTTGCCTAAATGGTTACAACAAGGTGTTGTAGAGTGGAATAAGGGAAGTGTTGAGTTTGAAAATGGTTCGAAGATCATTGCTGCTGCGACTAGTTCAAGTGCAATTCGTGGTAAGTCAGTTGCTATGTTGTATATTGATGAGACCGCGTTTGTTGAAAACTGGGATGACTTTTCATCTGCGGTGATGCCTACCATTGTATCTGGTCAAACTACAAAGGTGTTGTTTACATCTACACCAAATGGTCTGAATCATTTTTACAAGACTTGTAAGGGTGCTCGTGAAGAAAGTAACGGGTATCAGTTTGTTGAAGTGAAGTGGGATGCAGTGCCTGGTCGAGATGAAAAGTGGAGAGAAGAGTATCTCGCATCGATTGATTTTGATGAAGAACAGTTTGAACAAGAGATGTGTTGTTCTTTCATTGGTAGTTCAGGCACATTGATTTCTGGTTGGAAGTTGAAACAGTTGACCTACGATGAACCATTGAGTAAGAATCATGGAATTTCAATGTATATTCAACCAAAACAAAATCACTCATATGTGATGGTTGTTGATGTTTCAAGAGGAAAAGGATTAGATTATTCGGCATTTCAAATCATTGATGTGACAAAGATGCCGTATGAACAGGTGTGTGTTTATCGTGATAACATGGTAACGCCTATTGATTATGCAAACGTGATACACTCACTTGCAAAACATTATAATGACTCACAAGTGTTAGTTGAAGTCAATGATATTGGTGAGCAGGTTTCATCAACACTTTTTGAAGATTTTGAGTATGAAAATTTATTGTTCACAGAAAGTTCAGGACGGGCGGGGAAAAGATTGACTGCAGGTTTTAGTTCAAAGGGTGATAAAGGTGTTCGCACAACTAAAACAGTAAAAGCAAATGGCTGTTCAGTATTGAAACTGTTGATTGAACAGAATCAGTTGGTGTTGCACGACTTTGAAACTGTAAAAGAATTATCTACATTTAGTAAAAAAGGTAATAGTTGGGAAGCAGAACCGGGATGTCACGATGATCTTGTGATGTGTTTAGTCTTATTTGCGTGGTTATCAAACCAAGCGTTTTTCAAAGATTTGACCGATATAAATACCATTGCAGAACTTCGTGATTTTAATGAAGATCAAATTATTGAACAATTGACACCTTTTGGTATTGTGGATACTGGGCATGAACAATATGAACCATCTTCGGTCGTTTCTAGTAAAGGCGACTCCTTCCTTTTTAATGATGACCTGTTCTGATAAAATTGCTATTTTTATAAATAACCATATTGAAATATTGTATGGTAAACTATCCACAGGAGATAAAATATGTCTTTTCAATTAAGTCCAGGTGTGAATGTATCAGAAATTGATTTGACAACTGTTATTCCCTCGGTCGCAACTACTGATGCAGCTATCGGTGGTGTATTCCGTTGGGGTCCGGTTGAAAAAGCAACTCTGGTTACAACTGAAGACGAACTGGTCGCACGATATGGCCGACCTGTCGCAGATAACGCCGAAACATTTTTTACAGCTGCAAGCTTTCTTGCATATAGCAATAGTTTGTTTGTCAGTCGTGCTTATGAAGAAGGAGTGTCATTCAACGCTGTTGCTAGCACACAATCAGTGAGTAATACTGAGCTTGAGCAATCAGTAGTTAAAAATGAAGATCAATATGACACAATTGCTTCATTCCCTTCAGGTATTGAATGGGTTGCAAAATATCCAGGTGATCTTGGTAACTCACTCAAAATTTCTGTTTGTGACAGCCCAGCTGCATTTCAACAAGTTATTGATTTGACTGATTTGGAAGCCAATACAATTGATGAATCAATTTCATTTGTTGTTGGTTCTAATACTGCAACTGTGAGTATTTCACACGATGCGGCGAATGCCGATGTTTCACTTGAAGCTGCTAACTCAGCTGTTAATTCGGTTCAAGAAGGTGATGTTATTCGTGCTGGTAACTCTTCAGTCGGTTATCAATTTCTTGAAGTTACTAGCGTTACCTCACCTGCTCAGGTTCCAGGTAGCCCAGATGGTGAAGTTGTTTTCATTGTCAGCTTTGAAGATCGACTGACACTTGCATCAAATGTTGAGTCATCTTCAATTGAACGTAGATGGAAACATTGGGATCTAGTAGACTTAGCACCAGGTCAATCAACATATCAGTCAGAGCAAGGTAATTCAGCTGCGCAAGATGAATTGCATGTTGTTGTTTCTGATGAAGATGGAAAAATTACCGGTGTTCCAGGAACGATTCTTGAAGTCTTTGAAGCAGTATCAAGAGCAACTGACGCCAAAAATGAAGACGGCGGAAGTAGCTATTACGCTGATGTTATTAATGCTGGTTCTAAATTTGTTTGGTTTGCGAATGATCGCGCAGGCGCTTCTTCAGCTACAGCTGCATTGTTGGAAAGCTCATCTAATGATCTTCCATATGGAGTATCATTTGTTGACGGCGCTGATTCTTCTAGCGAAGAAGCAATCCCGCCAGCATCTGTAATGTTGGCTTATGACCAATTTAAATCGGCAGAAGATTTTGATATTTCTTTGATTTTGGCTGGTAAAGCTCGCGGCGGCACTAACGGTGCACAAGTTGCTAACTACATTATTGACAATATTGCAGAATTTCGTAAGGACTGTATTGTTTTGGTTTCACCAGAACGCAGTGATGTTGTTAACAATGCGCTTGATATTGAAGATGACGTCATTGAATTCCGTAACGATTTGCGTTCGACTTCATATGCTGTTATGGATTCTGGCTATAAATATATGTACGATAAGTATAACGATGTTTATCGTTGGATTCCATTGAACGGTGACATCGCCGGCCTCTGTGCTCGTACCGATGATGAGCGTGATGCTTGGTTCTCACCAGCTGGTTTTAACCGAGGTCAAATTCGTAACATCGTGAAATTGGCTTGGAATCCAAAACAAGCAGAACGTGATCTTCTTTATAAAAACGCTGTTAACCCAATTGTTAACTTCCCCGGTCAAGGAATCATTATGTTTGGTGACAAAACATTGTTGTCCAAACCTTCTGCCTTTGATCGAATTAACGTTCGTCGATTGTTCATTGTTCTTGAAAAAGCAATTGCAAGAGCTTCTCAATCTACATTGTTTGAATTTAACGATGAATTCACACGGTCTTCGTTTGTTAACTTGGTCACACCATTCTTGCGCGATGTTCAGGGTCGTCGAGGAATTACTGATTTTGCAGTGGTTTGTGACGAAACAAACAATACGGGAGAAGTCATTGATCGCAATGAGTTTGTAGGAGACATTTATATCAAACCAGCACGTGCAATTAACTTCATTCAGTTGAACTTTGTTGCTGTTCGCACTGGTGTTGAATTCTCTGAAATCATTGGCCAATTTTAATAAATAGTTATAAGAAATAATAGGAGATCAAAATGGCTTTTAGCGTAACAGATTTTAAAGCAAGAGGTTTACCACGAGGTGGTTATCGTCCAAGTTTATTTGAAGTTCAAGTACCTGGACGACTCGGTCAAGACTTTAACTTTCTTGCTAGAACTTCTAACGTTCCGGCCATGACTGTTGAACCGATTGAAGTACCATACTTTGGTCGTACTGTCAAAATTGCAGGTAATCGTACTTATGCAGAGTGGACAACAACAGTTATGCTTGAAGAAGACTTTTCAGTCCGTGATCAGCTTGAGCGTTGGAGTATGGCAATCAATCAAGGTGATACTAACATCCGTGATGAAGTTAACGAGGAGTATAAAGAAGATGCGCAAGTTCTTCTCTATGGTAAAAACGGCAATGTCATACGCCGTTACAACCTTGTTGGACTTTGGCCACAAGAGGTTGGTACGGTCGAGCTTGATTGGGAATCGGCGGAAATCGGGACCTATGATGTAACATGGGCCTTTGATTTTATGAACGAAGGTTCCTAATAAATAAAGTTATGTATGCGGGGGTCTTCGGGCCCCCGTCTTTTGAAATATTTAGAATGGAGAAATAAGAGTGGATATTTTTGG